TGGTATCTGGGGACCATACCCGCCCCCCATGGGCCGCTGTGTCATGTGGGACTCCGTGTGTCTTCTATATTACTAATCTGCGTGAACAATGTTGTATTTTTCAAAACCCCCCACCCTTTTTTCAAATCCCTTGTCAAAAAATTTTTTGTACCCTATTATTATGTTATCGGTTCACAACCTGCGATGTAGTATGACAATCAATGTTACCCCCGAACTAGGTGTGCCCCTAGAAGACGAAGTAAAACAGGTGCCGTTGCCTGACCGCACGGAAGCGCTGTCTAACACTGTCAAAGAATTAGAGAAACATGGGTTGGACACTACTCCTGATGAGTTAGATAAAGAAGTTGCAGCCACATTAGCCACCGCGTTTGCTCAAAACCCTGACAAAACATCTCAAAAAGTCACGCATGTGCGTGCAGCTAAGTTAACACCCCCGTCTATCAAGATGGCAGGTGCAATTATAGACGAGTTTAATCACTCTGTGGTTGAGTCTTCCAAACAACTACGCAACTTAGTCACGAACAAACTGATTATTGAGGCCGAAAACCCCGACGCCCGTGTGCGGATGCGTGCGTTAGAGCTATTAGGTAAGTTCTCAGACGTAGGGTTGTTTACAGAGAAGTCTGAAGTTACTATTACGCACCAAACCACGGACGACATTAAAGAAAAATTGCGCGTGAAGCTGGCAAAACTGGTAAATCCAGAGCCAGAAGTAGAGGATGCCACTATTTTGAACCCACAAGTTCTGGATATAGACGAAGAGTTCGGATTTGACGACGATGAATGACGTTTTGGGTTTTGACGAAGTTGATATTGCGGCCATGCTAGACAATTTAGACGCGTTTGACCCTGAAGAAGTAGCTGAAATCAATCGTATGGTCGATGAGTTGACCACGCGCACTACAAACAAAGCCGCGTATGACGATCTTATAGCTTTTTGCAAACTTATGCAGCCTGACTACATTGTAGGTAAGCACCACCGTATACTCGCAGACATGCTCATGGATATAGAACGAGGTGATAAAGACCGTATATGTGTTAATATACCTCCACGTCACGGTAAGTCTCAACTTGTGTCTATCTTTTTTCCAGCGTGGTTTTTGGGAAGAAATCCAAATAAAAAAGTTATGATGGTGTCACACACAACGGACTTGGCGGTAGATTTTGGCCGTAAAGTGCGTAACCTTATAGCCACAGCAGAGTATAGTTCTATATTTCCTACAGTTAAGTTGGCACAAGATAGTAAATCAGCAGGACGTTGGAACACAAACGTAGGAGGTGAATATTATGCGTGCGGTATTGGTTCTGCTCTTGCTGGTCGAGGCGCTGACCTCTTGCTCGTTGACGACCCACATTCAGAACAAGACGTTATTAACGGAAATTTTAGCGTGTTCGAAAAAGCATACGAATGGTTCACCTTTGGTGCGCGAACTCGTCTTATGCCGGGAGGTAGTGTGGCAATAATCCAGACACGTTGGCATTTAGATGACCTGACAGGCCGTGTTGTACGAGACATGGGGCAAAACGAACAAGCTGACCAATACGAAGTAGTAGAATTTCCAGCTATTTTGGATGTAACAGGCAAAAAGACAGGTAAAATTACACAAAAACCCCTGTGGCCTGAGTTTTTTGACCTAGAGGCGTTACTGCGTACCAAGGCGTCTATGCCTACGTTTCAATGGAACTCTCAGTATCAACAACAGCCTACGGCAGAAGAAGCCGCGTTGGTCAAGCGAGAGTGGTGGAACGAGTGGACTAAAGAATCTCCGCCATCTTGTGAATATGTTATTATGTCGCTTGACGCAGCCGCAGAAAGACACAACCGCGCAGACTTTACAGCCCTTACTACATGGGGGGTGTTTCTCCACGAAGAAACGAACGCTTACAATATTATATTGTTAAACAGCATAAAACAACGTATAGAGTTTCCAGAGCTTAAACAGCTTGCGATGGAAGAGTATCAAGACTGGGAACCTGATTCGTTCATTGTGGAGAAGAAAAGTTCTGGTGTGGCCTTGTATCAAGAGATGCGACGTATGGGCTTACCAGTGTCTGAGTATACACCACACAGAGGGTCGGGTGACAAACTAGCTAGGCTTAACTCCGTTGCGGATATTGTTGCATCAGGTCTTTGCTGGGTGCCACAGACACGGTGGGCAGAAGAAGTTGTTGAAGAGATTGCAGGATTCCCGTTTATGAGTAATGATGACCTTGTAGATTCGACGGTCATGGCTCTGATGCGGTTTAGGCAGGGTGGGTTTATACGGCTACCCACAGATGAGCCAGAAGAACAACGGTTCTTCAAACAAAAACGCGGCGGGTATTATTAAAGGTGACATATGGCGATTGAAAAAGGCTTATACGCTGCCCCTCTCGGGCTAGAAAACGATTTAGACGGCGTAGAAGAGATGGAAATCCCTGATATGGAGATTGAAATCGTTGATCCTGAAGAGGTTACCTTATCCGATGGTAGTATGGAGATAACATTAATACCCGGAAATGAATTGGATTTAGCTGACTTTGGGGCTAATATAGCAGAAATTTTAGACGACACTGATTTAAGTAAGCTGGCTAACGACTTGATGGAGTCTGTTACCGCTGATATGGACAGCCGCAAAGATTGGGCAGACACGTTCGTAAAAGGTATGGACGTGTTAGGGTTTAAGTATGAGGAGCGTACAGAGCCGTGGGATGGAGCGTGTGGTGTGTTCTCTACAGTGTTGGCAGAGGCAGCTATACGGTTTCAAGCAGAAACCATGTCTGAGACGTTCCCAGCCGCAGGTCCAGTAAAAACTAAAGTTCTTGGTGAAGAAACCAAAGAAAAAGAAGAAGCCGCTGCCCGTGTGAAGGCAGATATGAACTATGAGCTTACCGAGAACATGGTAGAGTATCGTCCAGAACATGAGCGTATGCTGTACAGCCTTGGCTTGGCAGGCTCTGCGTTTAAAAAGGTGTATTTTGACCCCAACATAGGGCGTCAGATGGCGTTGTATATCTCCGCTGAAGATGTGATTGTGCCCTACGGCGCGTCTAATATAGAAGCTGCAGAACGTGTAACTCATGTAATGCGCAAAACTAAGAATGAGCTAAAAAAGCTACAAGCGTCAGGATTCTACCGCGATGTAGAGCTTGGTGACCCAGAACCATACCACAGCGATATAGAAGAACGTAAAGCGGAAGAAGGCGGTTATTCTCTTACCGATGACGACAGGTACACTTTGTATGAAATCCACGCTGACCTCGTAATTGAGGGCGTTGATGACGACGACGGTATTGCTCGACCTTATGTTGTCACCATAGAGCGTGGTAGCGACGAAGTGTTGGCGATCCGTAGAAATTACGAGGAGGGAGACCCCCTGACCCTCAAACGTCAACACTTCGTCCACTACGTCTATGTGCCCGGATTCGGGTTCTACGGACTCGGCCTTATACATATTATTGGTGGATATGCTAAGGCTGGGACTTCCTTGATACGTCAGCTTGTAGACGCTGGCACGCTCTCCAACCTCCCGGGAGGGCTGAAGTCGCGTGGGCTGCGTATCAAGGGAGATGATACTCCTATCGAACCCGGAGAGTTTAAAGACGTAGATGTGCCGTCAGGCAGTATCCGTGACAATATTATGCCACTTCCGTACAAGGAGCCTAGCCAGACTTTACTTGCCTTGCTAAACCAGATCACCACAGAGGGCCGTAGGCTGGGCGCTATTAGCGATATGAACATCTCGGACATGTCAGCTAACGCCCCCGTAGGGACTACTCTAGCCCTGTTAGAGCGCACCCTGAAGCCCATGGCTGCAGTTCAGGCACGTGTACACTACGCGATGAAGCAAGAGTTTAAGCTCTTAAAATCTATCATGGCTGAATATGCACCCGCAGAATACGCGTACCAGCCGCACAGAGGCGAAGTGGGAGCGAAGCAGACAGACTATATGATGGTCGATGTGATACCAGTGAGCGACCCTAATAGCTCTACAATGGCACAACGGGTTGTACAGTACCAAGCTGTCTTGCAGATGTCACAACAAGCTCCCCAAATATATGACCTACCACAGCTACACAGGCAGATGATAGATGTGTTGGGGGTCAAGAACGCAGACAAACTTGTGCCTACCAAAGACGATGCTGCACCCACAGACCCTATAAGCGAGAACATGGCTGCTTTAACAGGTAAGCCCATGAACGCGTTTATATACCAAGACCACGAAGCGCACATAGCTACCCATACGTCGTTTATGCAAGACCCTATGATGATGCAGATGATAGGGCAGAACCCACAAGCCAAACAGATCATGGCGTCACTACAGGCACATATAGCAGAGCATCTTGGGTTTGCGTACCGCAAGCAGATAGAAGACAAATTGGGCGTGCCGTTACCACCACCCAACGAAGCGTTACCACCAGAGATAGAAGTACAGCTATCCCGCTTGGTAGCTCAAGCAGGGGCACAACTTACACAGACCAACAAACAAAAAGCCGCTGCACAGCAAGCACAACAGCAACAAAAAGACCCGATCATGCAGCTTAAACAGGCAGAAATGCAGGTCAAGCAAGCAGAACAGCAGCGCAAAGCGGCTAAAGATCAGGTGGATGCACAGATAAAACAAGCTGAACTACAGCAGAAACAGCAGAAGATAATACTCGACGGCAAGATAGCGGCTGAACAGATTAACGTAGACAAGGCTGAACTGGCTATTGATGCTAAACGCCAAGGTGTACGAGACGCTACAGCCAAACGGGTCGAGGACAACAAGGTGGAGCTAGAGCTTGCCCGTATGACGCAGGCGCAGCAGCCCAAAGGAGATAGTAGTTAAATATGGCAAAAACCGTCTTTGACGTGCTTAAAGAAAAGATCGGGGACGACAAGTCCTCTGCACTAGAGTTTCTTGGTAGTGGTGGAGCAAAAGACTTCGCTCAGTACAAGGAAGTTGTTGGCTTAATTCGGGGTCTCGGAGCCTGCACCAATCATATTGAAGACCTTGCGAAAAACTATATGGAAGACGATGATGACTGAAACAGCAGTTAATCTCAGCGACACAGAGCTAGAGCAACAACTACCAAGACCAGTGGGATACCGTGTGTTAGTGGCACTGCCACAACCTGAAGAAAATTACGAAGGCACAAACATCCTAAAAACCGAAAAAGCAAAACAGCTAGACCACATTATGTCTATTATAGGACTTGTGGTAGACATGGGTGATGAGGCTTATTCGGACGCAGACAGGTTCCCTAACGGAGCTTGGTGCGAACAAGGTGACTATGTTATGTTCCGTATGAACTCAGGCACACGGTTTACTATAGGGGGCGTAGAGTATCGCCTAATGAACGATGACTCCATAGAGGCAGTGGTTGCTGATCCTCGTGGTATTACGAGGGCATAAACATGGCGTTTCAAAAAGTAGAATTTGAGTTTCCCCACGAGGAAGACAACAAACTGGAAGTGGAAGACTCTGGTGCGATTGAAGTCGATATATCTGGCAAGAAGACTAAAGAAGATTTTATTGCAGATGAAGAATCACAGACTAAACGTGAAAGCAAAACTGATATTGATGACGACGACGTTGAGGTTGAAGTTGTTGATGATACGCCAAAAGCTGATAGGGGACGTAAAGCGTCTGCACCTCCAGACGAGGTTACTGATGAAGAACTTGAAGATTACTCTGATAAAGTTCGTAAACGGATTCAACATTTTAGCAAAGGTTATCACGATGAACGCCGCGCTAAAGAAGAAGCTGTACGTCAGCAGCAAGAGTACGAACGCGTTACTCAACAGCTTATGGAAGAAAACAAAAAGCTAAAAGGTAATGTCAATAAAAATCAGACAGCTTTGCTTGAGCAAGCCAAGAAAAACTCCGAGGCTGAAACCGCGACGGCCAAACGAGCGTACAAAGAAGCATATGAATCTGGTGACTCCGATGCGGTATTGGAAGCACAAGAAAAGTTAACATCTGCTAAGTTAAAGGCTGATAAGTTAGCAAACTACAAACTACCTACTTTACAGGAGGAAGAAACTCCTGTAAATGTACAACCAGAACCCGCTCCAGTATCACAAGTTGATGAACGGGCCGCAGATTGGCAAAAAGCTAATACGTGGTTCAACGTTGACGATGAGATGACAAGTTTAGCGCTGGGGCTGCATAATAAACTTGTCAAACAGGGCGTAAGCCCACAAAGTGATGAATACTACGAGTCAATAGATACTCGTATGCGTCAAGTATTCCCCGAAAATTTCGAGGATGCTGAACCGAAGCGAAAGACACAGGTGGTCGCACCCGCAACGCGGAGCACAGCGCCCAAGAAAGTGACGTTGACACGCACTCAAGTGCAAATCGCTAGGAAGTTGAATTTGACACCTCAACAATACGCCAAACAGGTTGCAATAGACATGAGGAAAGCAAATGGCTGAGAATCGCATTAACCGCGAGTTAGATACTCGTGAAAAAAACGTACGTAAGAAGGCTTGGACGCGCCCAGAGACTTTACCGTCTCCTATTTCCCAAGACGGATACGATTATCGTTGGATTCGTGTGGCAAATCAAGGTCAAGTTGATGCTACCAATGTCTCATCTAAATTACGCGAAGGTTGGGAGCCTGTAAAAGCAACAGACCATCCAGAGATTACTATGGTTGCCGTTGAGCAAGAACGGTTCAAAGACAACATAGTTATTGGTGGTTTGATGTTATGCAAAGCTCCTTCAGAAATGGTTGAAGAACGCACTGAGTATTTCCAACAACAAACGGATAGTCAAATGCGCTCTGTAGACAACAACTTGATGCGTGAGAGTGATCCCCGTATGCCAATGTTCAACGAACGTAAAAGTAAGGTGACATTTGGCAAAGGAACATAATTTTAATCTGGAGTCCTATAAATGGCTTATCCTACCATAAATGCCCCCTACGGGCTAAAGCCTGTCGGCTTGATTGGCGGCAGGTCTTACGTGGGTTCGACCCGTAAGATTCCCATCGCTTCAAACTATGGCACAGGCATCTTCTATGGAGATGTTGTGCAGTATACAAGTGATGGCACAGTCATCATATCTACACTACAAAACGATACTTCAGCAGTTGCTGGTGTTATTGGTGTTTTCCTTGGATGTAGTTTTACTGACCCTAGCACAGGGCAGCTAACATTCAGGCAGAACTATCCTGCAAGCACTGTAGCATCTGACATTGAAGCTATTGTTGTAGATGATCCTGATGTAATATTCAAAGTTGTGAATGTTACTGGTTCAACTGCTGACGGCGCTACTACTGGCCTTCTACCATTGGCTAAAAGTCGTGCCACCACAATTTCGTGTAATGCGGAACTTGTGTTAAATACTGGTTTAACCAGCACTGGTAATAGCCGCATGGGTGTTTTCATTAATAATGTAACATCTATTCTGCCATTTACTGTAATTGATGTGGTTCCTGACACGGTAAATAGCAGCGGCAATTTCACAGAGTTTCTTGTGAAGTTTACTGCTGGTTATCATCGTTATGACCACACCGTTGGCGTTTAAGGAGATTAACTAATGGCTATTTCACGCGCCCAGCTACTTAAAGAGCTGCTCCCCGGTTTGAACGCATTGTTCGGATTGGAATACGCAAAGTACGGTGAAGAGCACGCCGAAATTTTTGAATCAGAATCATCGGATCGTTCCTTTGAAGAAGAAACAAAACTTTCAGGTTTCTCAGCAGCACCTGTTAAAGACGAAGGCTCTGCCATCGAATATGACAATGCTCAAGAGGCGTTCACCGCACGCTACACACACGAAACAGTGGCAATGGGTTTCTCTATCACTGAGGAAGCTATTGAAGATAACTTGTATGACTCTTTGTCAGCACGTTATACTAAAGCACTTGCTCGTGCCATGGCGTACACAAAACAAGTCAAGGCGGCTACTATTCTAAACAACGCCTTCTCTTCGGGTACTACTTATGGCGACGGTGTTGAGCTTTGCTCTACTGCCCACCCGCTAATTTCTGGTGGTACTAACTCTAACGAACCAGCAACTGCTGCTGACTTGAATGAAACTTCTCTTGAAGCGTCTGTAATTCAAATAGCAGGTTGGACCGACGAGCGTGGCTTGTTGATTGCTGCAAAACCTCGTAAACTTGTGATTCCGCCGAACTTGCAATTCGTTGCAACACGTCTGTTGGAAACAGAAGGCCGCGTAGGTACTGCAGATAACGACTTAAACGCTCTTCGCAACAACGGTTCTGTCCCAGAGGGTTACACGATTAACCACTATCTGACAGACACTGATGCGTGGTTCTTGATGACTGACGTTCCTAACGGACTGAAGCATTTTACACGTAGCCCAATGGCTACTTCTATGGATGCTGACTTTGATACTGGCAACAGCCGCTACAAAGCCCGTGAGCGTTATTCGTTTGGTGTGTCTGACCCACTTGGTATCTTCGGTTCACCCGGAGCATAAGGCGAGTCTACAGACTAGGATTGGGGCAGCTTCGGTTGCCCCTTTCTTTTTGTTTTGTTTTGTGTATTATACCCCTATCCCTGACAGTCGCATAGTGTGGCTGACTCTAGCCACTACAGGAGATCAACATGGCTAATACAACTTTTAAAGGAACCCTTCGCTCTGAAGGGGGTTTTCAACAGATAGCAACCACTGCTTCTACTGGCGTTGAAACAACTAACACATCCATTGACTCCAGCGGTAACGCTTCTGTAGGTGGTACGCTTGGTGTAACTGGCGCAACTACGCTAGGCACGCTCAATGGCATGACTTCATACTTTAACGCAGGCGTAGGTACAACTATGCTAGGTATGAACCCACAGTGGAACCAGAACTTTGGTAAGGCTGGGGCAACAGGTGTTGTAGCAAACGTTGATGATGTGCTTACTGAGCCAATAACTGCGCTTAAACTGGCTATTGCCCTTGAGGGTGTAGCAGGTCAGACAGACGCTGTAACAGCGGCACAAGCCAGCGCTATCTTCGGTGGTACAGGTGTCGCAGGTTCAGACTTTGCTATCGCTGCAGGTGCTACGTCTATAGGCGCTAATCAGACGGTTGTACGTTATACAGGTAACGTAGGTTCTACGTTAGCTTTGACTGCTTCAACTACTGACTTAGCTTCAGATACTCACAAGAGTTTGATTATCTTTACTGATAACGTATTTACCGCTAGCCAAGTACTTACATTACAAGTCCACACGAACAACGAACTTGATGCTTCATCCTTTGAGGCATTTGTCACTGGCGCAGGCACTGGTGTACTTGAGCGTGAAGCTACAACTACTGATGGTCACGCTAAGATAATTCTTACAGCTTCTGCTGCTACTACTACCGTCCTTGCAGGCTCATATATCTACTTTGAGGCCGCTGCTGATACAGACAGTATGGCTGTTAAGATGATGATTCGTACATCTGGTGGTACTATCGCAGTTACAACTGCTAACAACTAATAGTCAATCTGGTGGGGGCTTTGGCCCCTTCCATAACATAGGAGATTGATATGGCTTTATCAGATGTATTAGCATTAACGATAAGCGATGAAGTTGCGGCAGATGCTGATCGTTTAGTTACAGCCGCAAGACCAAATACGAGCGCTACAATGGCGAATACCACGTTTGCAAGTGGCGCTGCTAGGAATGTAACGGTGACTACCGCAGGCACAGGTGACAACGCTAAAACAAACACAATCGTGGGCACAGACGTTTTTGGCGCTGCTCAAACAGAAGTTATAACCTCTACAGGGTCTGCTGAAGCAGTTGCAGGTGAAAAACTATTTCTCACTGTCACATCTGTAACAAGCTCTGCGCAATTTGCGGCTAACATAACTGTAGGATCAGGTTCACTATGCGCTCAAGCAGTCGCTAATTCTAACAGAGTACGGCTAAAAGGCTTTTCAATCACTTCTGGTGGTACAGCAGGTGATGTAGAGTTCATAAACGGCACGCCCGAAAGCGGTACAACGTTATTTAAATCTCGTACCATAGGTACAGCAAACACTGTCATTGACAGAACAATACCTTCAGAGGGTGTTTTGTTTAGTAGTGGTATGTCTGTAAAGTATACCTTGGACGTGGCTGACATGATAACTTTGTTCCATGCGTAGCTATTATAAAAAAGGTGGGGGAGTAAAAACCCCTGCTTGGCAGCGCAAAGAGGGCAAAAGCGAGTCTGGTGGCCTTAATGAAGAAGGTGTCGCTAGCTACAGACGGGCAAACCCCGGAAGTAAATTAAAGACCGCTGTCACCACCAAGCCTAGTAAGTTGAAAAAGGGGTCAAAATCGGCTAAACGACGCAAGTCATTCTGCGCCCGTATGAAGGGCATGAAGAAACGTAACACTAGCTCTAAGACGGCAAATGACCCAAACAGCCGCATAAACAAGAGCCTACGTAAGTGGAATTGTTAAATGGCTATTAGTCGCGCAAATATGGGCAAACAAATACAAACGCCACCTTCTAAACCATCTGCAGTATCGCAGAAACGTAAGAAAGCGGCAGCAAAAAAACGTAAGAAGGAACTTAATGGCATATCTAACAAGTAGTATTCCGTACTTCAAAGCATGGGTACGGAGGGAGTATACGAAAAACTTAGAAGACTATCACGGAGATTTTCTACACGCTATGGTCGTTGCAGTAACCACAATGCCAAATCGGACTTTGAGCTTTCAAGTAATATTTACTGGATGCGAGTCTGATGACACGGACGAGCCAAACGTCCATGGTGGAGCTATGTGGGCTAGGATGCCGCTAACCGCCCTAGTTGGAGATACACCGTACGAGGAGTGGCCTACGGAGCTACCGCCCTACATGGCGCAGCCTTGGGATTGCATGTCTCACACGCACAGCGTCTACAAGATAGAACGCGCTTCTCCTGCTCCGTGGATAGCCAAAGTAGATGGTGAGTTTTACCCTGCTAAGTATTATTTCACTGTTGATTACACCGATAACGAAGTGGCTGATGACCCTGCACAGCATAAACAAAGTCATGTGCTTGAATTATTAGACGCTGGCGAGTATACAGGTAACATAGTAGCACTACCAAACAATCGGGTTCGCGTTACGCACCCTGCGTGGTTTGAGACGGGCGAAGGCGCTCCAGACTTTAAGCCAAACCAACACTCATATGGATCAAAGGAAGACGTGCAATACGTATGGGATACGGAACGCGTGTTTAACAACTTGTACAAGGAATAGTACGATGATGAAGAAAAAAGGCTACAAAATGGGTGGCAAAACCAAAAAAGGTTTTAAGATGGGTGGTCGGATGAAGAAGGGCTACAAGAAAGGTGGCAAAACTTCGTTCCCCGATCTTACTGGAGACGGTAAGGTAACACAGGCTGACATATTAAAGGGCCGTGGCGTAGGTAAGAAAAAAGGTGGCTCCATCAAGAAGATGAAGAAGGGTGGCTCCATCAAGAAGTTTAAAAAGGGTGAAGTTGTTGATCGCCCTAAAGTTACGCCTCCAACAGGTGACAAACCACCTATGACAAAAGAACGGCTGTTGGAAGAACAGAAAAACCGGAATAAAAACATGCGCCCTAGGAAAAAACCAGAGGGTCTTAAACCTAATACACCAATGCGCCCCAAGGCAAAACCTAAAAGCGATACGCCCGGAAGCGCAAGCCCCAGACAGTTCCAACCGCCTAAAGGCAAGAATACTGAAAACAAACGGGGGTTTACACCCGGAGAACAAACGCCGCCAAACCGTAAAGAACCCGGAGGGAAGTTTCTACCGCCAAATATCGTAGGCCGTTCTAAAAAACCAGAAATTGGTACTATAAAGATGCGTGGCGGCGGTATGGCTAAAAAAGGCTTTGCAGCAGGTGGTAGAACCAAAGGTGGCGCAAAAGGTGGCGTAAAAGGTGGCAAGTCCAAGGTTCGTGGCGCAGGCATCGCTCGTAAGGGTGTACGCCCAACCAAGATGAGGTAGCGTTATGATGAAAGACGATGATCCTACGATTGACCTCAAGGACATGGCTTTTAAAGAGGAGCTAGCGTTCCAACTAAAGCTACGCCCTGACGGTGATCGTAGGATGATAGAGGCTCAAACTAGAGAGAAGATATATGGGCCTAAGAAGTTTAAGGCGGGCAAACAAGTCCGCGGCATGGGTATAGCACGTAAAGGTACACGTGCGTGTAAGATGAGGTAGATATGCGTAGATATTATAAGTCTGGCGGTAAGATATGCGCCAAAGGTAAATCAGCAGCAAAACGCAAGTTCGACACTTACCCGTCAGCCTATGCAAACATGTACGCCTCGCAAGTGTGCAAAGGTAAGATAACTCCGGGCGGCAAGAAAGGTAGTAAGAAAAGCTAATGGCATTAACTAAAGGCGGTAAGAAAAAAGTTAAAAAAGTCATAAAAGGCTTGAACAAAGCCTCTAAGCTACACGCAGGGCAAGCAAATACCCTTAAAAAAATTGTTAAATCCCCTGCTAGGGGTAGGAAGAAGTAATGGGCGCTCTTAAAGACTGGGTAAAACAAGATTGGGTTCGTATTGGCACTGACGGTAAGGTCAAGGGCAAGTGCGGTACGTCTAAAGATAAGAAGAACCCAGATCGTTGTTTGCCAAGAAGTAAGGCGAATAGCTTGTCTCAAAGTGAAAAAGCCTCAACAGCTAGAAAAAAGAAGAAAGCTGGCGCAAAAGGTAAAACGGTGGTAGCAAATACACCAAAGGCAAAAGTTAAAATGGCAGGCGGTGGCATAGCGCGTCGTAAACGTGACGTAGCACGAGGTTGTGGCGCGGTTATGGAAGATAGACGTAAACCAACGTTGTACACATAGGAGCTTATAATGGCAAAACTACATATGGTGCATGTAAAGAACGGTGAGGGCAATAACCCACTGTATCAGATAAGCACTAAGAATACAGACGGTGAATACGTGGTAGCTTACTACAAATTGTTAAAAGAACATCAAGCGGTTGCGTATTTAGCAGAACACTCTTCTGAAGAAGACCCCGAAGAAGTTATGGTGACTGTAACAGAAGAAACTACTATAGTGCCAGACTATAAGAATATGACTAAACTCCAACTAGAAGAAGTTATGCGTGAGTATGACATTGAGCTTGACCGTAGGAAGAGCAAAAAAGACCTACTAAAAGTAGTAAAAAACTTTTTTAACTAGGATTCGTTATGGCTACATCAGGTACTACAGCGTTTGACATGGACTTCACCGATATTGCGGAGGAAGCATGGGAACGTGCAGGCCGTGAGATGCGGTCTGGGTATGATTTAAAAACCGCTAGACGGTCTATGAACTTGATGACTATTGAGTGGCAGAACCGTGGCATAAACATGTGGACAATAGATGAGGGTACTGTAACGCTCGTAAAAGGTACGTCTCAGTACAACCTGCCAGCGGATACCATAGATTTGCTTGAACAGGTAATTCGTACTAACAGCGGTAACACTACGACACAATCCGATCTTACCATAAACCGTGTCAGTGTAAGTACGTACGCGTCTATACCTAACAAACTATCACAAGGCCGTCCTATACAGGTTTGGATTGAACGGTTAGGTTCGCAGCCAAAAATAAACGTGTGGCCTGTGCCTGATAGCGGGGACTACATATTTAAATACTATCGCATGAGGCGTATTGAAGACGCAGGTAATGGTGTAGAGACAGCAGACATGCCGTTTAGGTTCTTGCCATGTCTTGTAGCGGGGTTGGCGTATCACATAGCTACCAAAATACCTGAGTTAGCAGATCGTATACCTATGTTAAAAGGTATGTACGACGAGCAGTTTAACATGGCAGCAGGCGAAGATCGGGATAAAAGTTCTGCGCGTTTCGTGCCACGTGTGGCGGGTATGTAGTAATGTCTAACCGCTTCGCATCAACTAAACGGGCGATAGCCGAGTGTGATATATGTGGGTTTCAGTATAAGCTGAAAGAACTAAAAAATATCATACGCAAAGGACAGAACACTAATTTAAAGGCGTGCCGAGAGTGTTGGGGGCCAGACCACCCACAGTTGAAACTTGGTGAGTTACCTGTAGACGATCCACAAGCTATACGTGACCCACGCCCTGATTTTGCTGGTCGAAGCAGCAATAGAAATGTTCAATGGGGCTGGAATCCTGTAGGTTATGGCGGCAACGTGTACGACCTAGTACCTAACAACCTTGAGCTTGTTGTAACAATAGGCGATATTACGGTGACCACATGAATTATACTTCGTTAAAAACAAATATTGAAGACATCTGCGAAACATCTTTTACGGATGCCCAGCTTGCGTTGTTTACACAACAAGCAGAAGAAAAAATACTACAGACTGTAGATATACCTGCGTTACGTAAAGTGGATGACGGTCCTTTGGTGTCTACAAATAAACTGTACACGTTACCAACAGACTACCTATACACGTACAGCCTATCGGTCATAAGTAGTAGCACGCATACGTATCTGTTAAATAAGGACGTTAACTTCTTACGTGAGGCATACCCTGTTAATACTAGTGCTAAATACGGGTTGCCTAAGTTCTACGCTCAATATAGCGAAACACAGATTGAATTAGTTCCTACCCCTGATGCTAATTATGAACTTGAGCATATATACGGTTATTATCCTACGTCTATTGTAAGTGGTAGTACGTCTTGGTTAGGCGACAATGCTAGCTCCGCGCTTCTAAACGGGACGCTGATTGAGGCCATACGGTTTCAAAAAGGTGAACCTGACGTGGTGGCTATGTACGAAAAACTGTATCTCCAGTCTATTACGTTGTTAATGGAGATGGGAGATGGTAAACTGCGTAGAGATGCTTATCGTTCGGGACAGAAACGGATACCAGTATCTTAGGAGTAATGGATGGCTTTTACTGGGAACTATACATGCACGTCGTTTAAACTAGCCCTTTTGGGGGGCGAGATGGATTTTAGTTCCAATACGTCACAGACTTTTAAGGTTGCTCTATACACGTCAGACGCAACGTTGGACGAAGATACTACCGCGTATTCTACTACAAACGAAGTATCGGGCACAGGGTATACTGCTCTAGGTGAGACTATAACACCAACAATAACTACATCTGGTACAACAGCGCTTGTTGATTTTGCAGATGTGTCTTGGACTAGCTCCACAATAACAGCACGTGGCGCACTAATTTATAAATATGATAACTCTACCAACCCTGCTATTGCGGTGTTGGATTTTGGCGCGGATAAAACCTCAAGCAGCAGCACGTTTGCAATAACGTTCCCTGTAGCAACGGCGACTAGTGCGTTGATACGCGTTAAATAGAAAGGCTAGGAAATGGCAAGTACATTCGTAAACGACCTTCGGTTAGAAGAAATGGGTACTGGCGAACAGGCTGGTACATGGGGTTCGACTACAAACACCAACTTAGAACTAATAGCAGAAGCGTTTAGTTACGGGTCTGAAGCGGTTGCCAACGCTAGCACGCACACAATAACGGTGGCTGATGGAGCTACAGACGAAGCACGTTCTTTCTATTTAAAGTTAACAGGTGGTGGTCAGGCATGTACTGTAACCTTTGCACCTAACACGTTATCTAAAGTGTGGTTAGTCGAGAACGCCACGAGCGCTACTCTTACACTATCTCAAGGGTCGGGCGCTAATGTAGCTGTGTTGGCTGGCGAAGTTAAGATGATCGCTACTGATGGTGGTGGGTCTGACGCTATTGTGTATGACTTGTTAACAGATGTTAATCTAGCAGGCACTACCGCCATAAACGCGTTAAAGTTAGGTGGCACAACAGTTACCTCTACAGCAGCAGAGCTTAACATACTTGACGGTGTGACTAGCACAGCAGCAGAGTTAAACTATAATGACACAGGCGCGGCAGTTGGGACTGTAGTCGCTAGTAAAACTGTAACAGTAGACGCTAATAAAGATGTAGCAAGTTTTCGCAACATTACTCTTACAGGCGAGTTAGATGCTGGCAGTTTAGATGTGTCTGGAGATGCAGACATTGACGGTACGTTAGAGGCAGACGCTATTACTATTGGCGGTACAGCCATTGGTTCTCTCTTTGGTGTGGTAGCAGGGTCAAGCTCTATAGTCACCACAGGTGCGCTTAACTCTGGGTCTATAACGTCTGGGTTTGGTAACGTAGATGTAGGATCTAGTAACTTAACCGCTACAGGTACAATATCGCTTGGCGCTACTTCGTTCAACGATAACAATATTACAAATGTAGGGTCTATTGCGTTAGACACTATCATTAACGATGGCACAGACGTAACAATAGATTCTAGTGGAGATATTATACTAGACGCTGATAGTGCCAATGTAATATTTAAAGATGGTGGTACGTCTATACTCGACATATCAAACGTTTCTAGTGACGCTGTACTTACAGTAAGCACCGCAGATAAAAATCTTACTATTAAGGGTACAGACGGCGCTGGTGCAATAACCGCACTAGACATTGATATGGCGTTGGCAGGTAAGGCTACGTTTAACGGTGATGTAGTTGTGGGTGGTGATTTAACCATTAGTGGTGACGATCTTACAATGGCTACCAATACTTCAGGTGCATTACTTATTGCTGATGGTACAAACTTTAATCCTACTGTTGTAGGTGATCTATCAGAGATTAGTACAGTAGCTAATGATGATGTATTTATGGCTATAG